CCTCCATGAACAAAAAAGACAGGTATACTAGCATCTTTTAACATATTATACAACGGTTTACCGTGTTTGTCAACATATTGATATAACACAAGTGTGTGTCCACTCAAAGATAATGTAAGATTTTTAATAAAGCGATTGCGTGCTTCACTTGAGACAAGGTAATCCATTTCTTCTTGATATGTTTTGCCTACCATAAGTTTACGAATTTCGTCACGATGTTTTAACACAATCGCTTTGATTTTCAATTCACTCACATGATTCTGTTGCATAAGTTCAGAAGTCGTGATAACATTACGAACAGGACCGAACAATCCTTCAAGCACAAGTTTATGAGTTTCGGTCCCATCAAGTGTTCCCGTGAAACCGAAACGATATTTGCATCTAGTTAGATTGCCCATAATAGTTCCCAGCGATTTCGCTTTGAACAAGTGTGCTTCGTCCCCTATTACGAGGTCGTATTTGTCGAACCACTTTCTGGGTTGCTTGTAGATGCTTTGCCAGGTTGTGACGGTGATTTGGGCTTCCGGGTCGTCTTTTTCTTGACCGGAGAAGATTTTGTGGATTCCGTCGTAATCATTGCTTGTTGAAGTTGCTCGTTTGACGTTGGCATTGGATGATGCGCTTGAGTTACTGCGTCCGTGATCTGATCGTTCACTGCTAGTGTTATAGTCGTTTCGGTGTTGGTACCCGTATGACTTGAAGTCACTTGCCATTTGATGGACAAGAGTAGTTGTCGGAACCACAATAAGAGTTTTGACATTGAAATACCTCGTTAATAGATAAATGATGAATGATTTGCCAGAGGCGGTTGGTGATACTAGAAGTGATCTGTTATTTCTTACTGAATATACAAACGCATCTAGTTGGTAATCTCGTGTCTCGAGATGTGGTGGGAGATTTAATGATTTAACAAATTCTTTTGCTTCATATAATGAAAACTCATTTGCTGAATAATCATCATCAATCTCAAGATCATATTCACGCTCTTTGCAGAAATTTTCGATATGTTTGATTACTCCTGCGTATACTAAGCGTGTAGCGGGATTGAATAATCTAATTTTGCCGTCCCACATTTTGTTTTTGTAGGCAGGCATGAATTTATAACCCGGAACGAAGAATGTAAAATACTCTTGCAATTCGTATGCAACATCTGACTCGCATTCGATTTTAAGATATACTTCGTCAAATTTGACAATTTTCATTATCCACCCATTTTAAATTTCTCCCAGTCAATAGCTGCTTTGATATTGTAGCCACGACTAAGTATTGTCTTGATTATAGATTCTAGAAGATCAATCATCTCATTTTGAATCCCGATTTTTAGCGATAGGTTTATTATATCTCTATCTGCTTCCATGTAGTTATTAACTTCTGATTTGACTACTCTGCCAATAGGGGGCATTTCCCATCCACGCTCGACACTTTCTTTTGATGGTCCTTGCGTGTAAAATTCAAACTTCTCTAATCGCAACACTTTAAGATCTGCTTCTAATGATCTTCGAGTAATACGTTCTTGCGATAGAATTCTAAAATACTTGTGATGTAGTTTAGATACCTTTAATGCTTCGTCACCTAGTTCTGTTTTATCAAAGTCAGTATCGGCATCCCACTCTTCAAAAATCTTTTCAATCTTCATCATTCACTCCTGCTATAGCAAATTACATTATAACATAAGATTTGAAAATTACAAGGTTTTAATTTTATATTGAGTGTATGCGAATGTCGCAGTTACTTCTATGTAATCGACAGTAACGTCAGTAGTGTTAAACTCTAGATCAGACAATTCTATCGGAAATGCATCTTCAAATACACATTCGATATTAGGAGATTTTCCATTTGTTGTGATGATCAATGATGCATCAGATTTCAAGCCGCCGCCTGCTAATTTATCTTCTTCAGCAATGAGACGATATTCATTAAATTCTTCAGGGAAACCTAAACCTCTCAACCAATAATGTAATTCTAGGAAATTTTTTAAATCTTCGTCAACTTTGAATGTTATTTTAAATTCATTGTATAGTATGTGATCACCTGAATAAGGAATAGCAACAAAAGGGTTCGGTGCTTCAGGTGACTGTGCTATAGACAATCCAGGGATATTTGTGCTTTGAACAAAGAAATTCACATTAGGAAGTTTCTTAATTTGAAACTTGAAACCTAGCGGTGATAGGAAATTTTTATTTGCTGTGATATAATCTAATTGGGTCATG